TAGCACTAATATTTGTATCTCTTTGAAACTTTATAGCAACACCATTAGCAGGTTCATTACCAGAAGTAAATGTGATTTGAGTTGCACTTGTAAATGTGTAGTGCGTAGTAATAGTTTTTAAAACACCACCTACTGTTACATCAACTTCTGCTTCTGAAAGATATGAGAAGGATATATTAAAAGGACCAGCAGTACCATTGCCAGTATGGTTTGTAAAAGATGCTGCTGTGTTAGTTGCCATGATTACTAAAAATTAGATAAATTTTTAATTGCTGATTCAATGGTTCCATTGTTTATTGCTTCTAGTTTATCAGTAAAATCTGCAAATAACTCTTGATTCTCAGGTTTGCCTAACCATTCTGTTCTAGCTTTTATTTTATACTCTGATATTTCATCTTTTATTTTTCTTGATAATTTAGCTCTAGCGTTATCTTGAATCCCTACCATGATTTCTTGATTAGTTGAATTTACATTTTCACCCATAGCTGTTTTATAAAAGGCTTTATTTTCTGGTTTATTCAATATTTCATATAATTTAACAATAAGTCTTTTACCATCAATTTTCGTATCAAAAGCCAAGTACTTAACATAATCTGCATATTGCTTGCTTGTTAGTTCTATACCACTATTTTGTATTCCTTCTCTTCTTACAAAGAATTTTTTGGGTGGTTGTAAAGCTATATTCAAATCATTAATAACACTAAGAACATAATTATCTTTTGTATTAGTAGCAGTAAAAGGATTCAAAACATCAAAGGTATCAGGTCCAAAACCACTAGGATATTTAACAACTGCACCTGTTAACCAATTTCTATCAGGTTCTAAATCTGCATTAAAATAAGGTATTGTTCTAGCTAATTCATTAAGAGTTTGTCTTAGACCTGTAATCATTTCATCTGCTGGATAATATGTAGTATCAAGTTTTGTTTTGTCTGTGGCTCTTTTAACTGATCTACCTAGTCCAGCAACAGGATTAATAATATTAGCTACTCTTCTTGCTAGTAAACTTTGTAACGCATAAGGGTTATGTATGCCTTCAGCAACTTCACTAAGACCTCTTATATAAGTTCTGTCTGTTAAGTTTCGTGCAATAGCAACAGTAAGTGCAGTAGTAAAATCGTTTCGTTGTTGACTACCTATTTGACCTTCTATTTCTACAAAATCTGCTGCAAGCATAAATAAACCAGACCAAGGGTCAAGTCTTTTATAAGAAATATATTTATATTTTGGTTTACCACTTTTTGTTAAGACTATTTCTCCATTTGAATCTCTTACAAGAAATCTAAATGAATATGGTTGCCAGCCTTCTTCTTTTAATTGTTTTACTAATGTTCTGTTTGCTTCTGCTGCATCACCAAATCCTATTGTATTTGGACCTGCACCTGTCATGCCTATTTCTGCAAAAGGATTTTCCATATCTCTAGCAATTAAAGCTACTGAAGCAGCAAACCCACCTCCTAAATACATTTCACCTCTAGCTCTTGCAGCAATATTAGGGTCTGTACTTCTAAGTGCTTGCCTGTATTCACTCATAAATAAATTTACAACAGGTGTATATCTCATTTGTGTTTTAAGAATATTTATAGGAGTTCTTACAAAAGGAAAAACTATTCTTCCATAAGGGTGTTGTGCAAAATTCTGTACTCTTCCACTTATAGATTTTGGGTCTAAGTCTTTTGTAAATGTAGCTTCAGCAGCAAAATCTCTAGCTTTTTTATACATTTCTTTAATACTCTCTGGTAAACCTCTAGTGCTGCCATTATCAACAATGTCAAATACTTTCTTTGTTTGCTCTTTAATATATCTTTTCAGTTTTGCTCCTTCTAAATTTTTTCTAACACCTTGTTCCCAAGCTTCTGCTTTTACATAAGCTCTAAAGTTTACTTGTTTTAAAAACTCGTCTTCTGTAATTAGCATACGAGAACCAAAACCATTTATTCTTCTGAAATTGTTGTAAATAGAAGGAAGCCAAGCATCAGCTAAAAACACATCAACAAAAGGTTTTACTGTTCCTCTAGTAACAATATTTTGATCTGCAAAATTTCTTACATCTTCTGCATTTATATTTCTTGATACTCGTTGTGCATCTGAAACCATTGCACCTCTATCAAGTACATTTTCATTTACCTTAAAAGCTTTACGAGCAATGTTAAAAGCATCACCTAAAGATTCACCCATATAAATAAACTGTTTCCAACCTTTTATAAATTCATCAGAATTAAATTCTGGTTTAAATACTAAATTATCTCTTCTAGCTAAAAGTGTATCTGCAAAAGAAATATCCATATCTTTTCTAAAAGTAATTTTTGCAGCACCAAGAGATTGGCTTAATGGTTTTGATAAAGTATTTAAACTTGTAGATAAAAGGTTAACTATATGAGTAGGTGGACCACTAAGAATAGAGTTAATAAATATTTCGTTTGTAAATTCTGCACCCTTTAGAAGTAATCCTTTTTTAATCATGTGTTTCATAACTTCTGGATTACCACCTGCTACATTCAAGTATTTTGTAAGTCGTGTTAGAGCCAAAGCAGCTTCTTGATCTCCTTTTTCTACTAAATCAAAAATCTTATTAAAGGTTTCATCTATCTCACTTACCCCTACATTTTCAACAAAATCTCTATTTATATTATTTACATTTTCTGTACCTCTTGTTCTTCTACCAAAATCTTTTGCTTCTGTTACTCTATCTCTTAAATCACCTGCAATTCTTCTAGCACCTAAAGATTGTGATGTTAAAGAACCAACTCCTTTATTTAAATAAACAAGACCTTTTAATACTTTTACTTCTTTCAAAAATGCTGGTTTTATTTCTTTTACTAAATCTGCATTTTTTGTAGCTATAGCATTATGCAAAGCAGCAGACAAATTAAAAACAGCTTCGCCATTTTTATTCATCATTTGATTTATGGTTATAGCTGTAGCAGGTAAATATCTTTTGTTATTAATTAATTTTCCATTTGTAGTTTTTTTGAAAGGACCAAATTCTTGTAAGAGAAATCTGGCAGCTTCTAATGCTTCTCCTTCTGTTTGTCTTTGAGAAGCAGCAAACATATCACCTAAAGATACAGACCTAGCCCATTGTCCTAATTCATCTGTGCTTTTAAAATATTCAGCAATATTCAACATATAATCTGTAAGCTCTTCTATACCACCACCAGTTAAATTTGGATTAAACGTAGATTCTATTTTGTCACCGACTTCTGGTATCTGTGTTGTATCTCCTATACCTTTTCCTTTTTTCACCTCTAAAGGTTTTATTAAATCAATAACTTTTGTATCTAATAATTCGTTACCAGCTTCATCAATACCAAGGTCTTTAAACTTTAATTTTCTTTTACGTTCTAAGGTTGATATAATTTTTGGAGCTAAAGGAGAATTTCTAAAACCTTTTAAAGCTACAGATAAACCTGTTAAAACTTCGCCTATAACTGCACCACCAAAAGCTTTTCTAAATCTTGCTTCTATTGGAGATATATCATCATCAGCTTTAAATACTGATGCTGGCATTTTTAACACATCTATAACAGGTTCTAAAGCACCTTCATATTCATCAACCATGTTGTAAAGGTTTTGTTCAAATGGGTCTTCTACTACAAAATCTGTAAGAAAACCTGCAACAAGGTTTCTTGTCCAAGGATTTTTAATACCTTTAAGACCTTTGCTAAAGATACCCATAGGTAGTAAAAACTGAGTTATAGCCTGTGGTATCTGAAAAAATGCACCATCATCTTCTCTCTCAAAATAACTGTAATCAATAAGATCATTATTATCGTATGGATTACCAGCTAGATAATCGTATATATCATCTGCAAACTCTACAGTTTCATTTATTGCTTTTAAAGGACCAGTAATAGCTCCTCTTATAACTTGCGACTGTGGTGTTTTAGTTATTTCTTCACTTACTTTTTCTTGTTTTTCTCTTGATTCATTTATTATTCGTGATCTGTTTTCAAGTATTTCTTCAAAACTTCTTTGATTTCCTAAAAACTTATTATCAAAAAAATCTACTACACCTGCTTGGCTTTTGTTTATAGCTTTACTTACAGAAGAAAGAGGTTGATTATCAAAACTTTGAAACAAAGCATCTGTTTCTGGTGTTTCTATTTTTTTCTTTTCTTCTTCCTCTTCATTGTTTAGAAGATTATTGATGTTTGAGTCTGTCATTTTAGTTCTTTAAAAACTGTTTGTAAGAGTTGTCTGTATATGCACCCCAAGCACCAAGTCCTTGTTCATCATATAATCTCTTAGCAGCAATCACATTAATAATAGGGTCGTATAATTCTTCTTCAGATTCAATATCAAATAAATCTAATAGTCTTTCTCTGTCATCTTTCATATTTAATTGTAATAGACCTATAGAAAATTCATTTTTCTTTTCTGGGTCTAAACCAGACTTTACAGTATCAATCATAGGATTACCTGCTGACTCTGCCATTGCTACAGCAGCCATGATTTTTGCAATCTCTGGCTCAAAACCTACAGCTAATAACATATCTTCTATTTTAGGTTGTCCTATTACTTTTGTCTTATCTGTATCTTTTAATATTACGTTCAATGCTTTTATTTGATTATCCTTAACTTCTCTCATATTTACTCTTTCAACTATTGGCATAATTAATTCTTGCCCTACATTTATCATGTCTGGATTAGTTAAATTATTAGCTTCCATAATAGCTTCTACTGATGAACTAAATTGATCTGCTAATTGACTTAAGGTATCACCTTCTTCGACAGTTACAGTAGTGGGTGAGTCACCACTAAAAGTACTAGCTTCTAAGTTATCACCATCTACCAATAATTTCATAGGTTCATAAATTTTAGGACTTCCACCAAACCCATATTCACCTGTTTGTAAAAATCGAATTATTCTATCTGCTTCTGATTTACCTACAATATTAAAACGACTCATTTTTTGTTTTTCAGCAACTACTGTCTGAATTAACTTATCTCTATTCTCTTTTGTAATACCACCCATTCTTGTCAATTCCGCAATAACTCTTGATTCAACCGAAGGTAAAGATGTGTTACCAAAGAAGTCACCAGTTTCTTGTTCTTTCTCTTCTATCGTTGTAGGTACACCTTCAAGTCCACTTTGGTTTTGATTAATTATGTCAGTATTAACATCTTCTTGGGCTGAAGAAGGGTCAACAAGTGTATTTAATTGTTCAATAAGTTTTTCTTCATATTTTGCTTGAAGCTCTAAATATTTATTTTCAAACCCTTCTGTACCAGCATCTTTGTTTTGAAGTCTCCATTCTCTAAATTCTGTTTTTAAATCTTCAGTATTTAATTTTATAAAGCCAAGCATTTGATCTTTTTTTATTAATTGATAAATTTTAAATTTATCATTTGTTTCTAATTGTAATTTTGCTCTGTTTTCATATCTAACAAAATATCCATTAAGAGGTTCAAAAAGTCCTTGATCTACAGAACCAGTTAATGTCATTAGCTTATTAAGTAAATTTAGATTTCTTGCAGTTTTAGGTGTGCCTTCATCTAAAAACCAACCTATTGCTGCTGCCCTTGCAGAAGCTAAATCTTCGTAATTGCCAGCATATATATTACCTTGTACTTGTGCATATTTCTGTAAAGTATCACCATCTAAAGCTGCTGCATTTGTTTCTATTGATGCTGCTTTTTGTGGGTTATCTCCTTTTATTCTTTCTAATAAGTTTGCTGCTTCATTTCCCTTTTGTGCATTTAATAAATCAACGTATAATAATAAATCATCATTTAATTTTTTTTCTTTTAATCTTTTTGCTTCTGCTACTATTCGAGTATCTTTTTTATAACTATAGTCTTCAACATCTTCTAATAGTTTGTTTTTTGTAGAAATAAAATCTGGGTGATTTGTAAGATTTAATTTACCACCAGCACCATAAGGAAAGAATTGTGCAAAACCAAAAAGTTCATTAGCAAGGTCTTCATCTCCTGTTTCGTAACCTATCTCTTTTGCCTTTGCAGCTAAAGTATCTAATATAGATTTATTAAGATTTGATCTTTGAGTTGAAGTTAAACCTAGTTTGTTAACATCATTTTCAAAAGTTTCGATTTGGTTCATCATTAATAAAAATTTCTTTTTATTAAAACCATTTTTATCTTGTAAACTAGCTGAATACATATCAAGAACATTACTAGCAATAGTTGTTGCTGAAGCTTCTATATTTGTAAATTCAAGCTTTTGATTTTCTTTTAATGCAAATTCATTAATCTTATCTTTTGCATCAATAAGATAAGGTAAAAACTTTTTAGTAAAAGTGTCTTCATCAATATCACCAACAGCATCTATAACTTCATTTATCTGTCCACTTTCCCAATCTCTATACTCTTGAGAATCTAGTGTAAAACTTGATAGTGGTTTACCATCAATCGTTGTTGTGCGGTAAGAATTTTTTAATTTAGTTTCTAAAGTACCACCTAAAATTTGTGCTTTGCTTCTTCTGAAAGCTCGATCATAAAATATATTTCCACCAATTAATTCACCTGATTTTAATATTTTTGTAGTTTCTTTAAAATCATCTAAAGAACCATCTAACGCATCATTTATAGCTTTATTAGCTTCTTTCTTTGCTTCTTTTTCAATTTGTGTACCAAGAAACTTTTGTAAGTTAGGATTTACTGCTTTTAAAATATCAGCTAATTCTTCTGCACCTGTTTTTGGTAATACTCTTGGTGGTGCTACAAAAGTATCTACAGGACTAGCAGACGATCTAAAAGCGGTACTTTGAAAACTTGAAGTCATGCGAGGGAAGCAATAGAAGTATAAGAATTAAGACCTGATGTGGCTACATTAAGCAGTACAGAGCCTAATGAAGGTATCTGATTATATGCTTGATTTATATTACTTTGTAATTCATTACGTCTATTATCTCTTTGTGCAACAAGACCATCAACATTTCTTCTGTATTGTTTAGTTGCCGATTCAAGTGCTTGATTTATAGATTCTCTAGCATTTGCTGACTGCCTTTCTGCATCACGCAATAAGTAACCAACAGTAAGACCTGCCTGTTCTGACGCTATAGTACGACCTCTTGCTTGTAATCCTTCTATAGTTTTTGCTAAATTTTCTTGTGCTGAAGATGCTCTTGTTTCTTTTAGGTTATCTGCTAAAGCTTCTTGTTGTGCAGTTAAAGCTTGATCTGCTGATCTGTTTGCTATTAATGAAGATTGATATGTTTGATCTGCTGCTGCTCTAGCTGCACTTCTTTGTGCTAAACCACTAGCCAAACCAAGACCTAAAGACCCAAGAAACAGTCCTCCTTGTGTAGCAGTAAGTCCTAGTACAGGAACACACATTTAGGCAATCCTCAGAAATTCATAAAATGGTTTACTTTGTTCTCCATATTTTGCGTGATAATTAA